CCTGCTTTGTCAGGACATCAGACGTTGACTGATCTGGTGACAGCAGGCCATCTGTCAACAACTGGAGCACCAAACGATCAAGGCTGGAAGGTCGTGTTTGCTGACACGTCATCCACTGAAATGACGTTCACGTCTGCTGGAATTGGCTTTGGATTCTCAGCAGAAATGACCAATGGCCTGACATCTGATGTCACGCTGAAACTCGATGGCATCCCAACTTACGCAACGTAATGAGGTGACAGGACGTGAAAGCGAAAGTCACAAAACTGAGTGGACTGTCAGCGGTTGATTCATGGGAATCACCGCTGATCAAAGTTGTGAATGGACGAAGGATCGTGCCATGTGGCACGATCATCGACCAGAACGAACATCCAGAGACGAATTGCGTCAAACTGGTTCAGATGGGTGAAGGCGTTCCGGTTGATGATGAGTGCTGGAAAGCTTGTGGGATGTCACCAATTCAGGTAACAGCCGCACAGTCAGCACGGGAGAAGCTTTATTCAATCAGCGAGCCAGATGAACAAGAGGAAGACCAAGAGGATTCTGATGAGTGATCGCGTGGTATTGAGTCGGGATCTGTTGACTACTGCAGCAACCGTTCAGCCAGTGGATGTCCCATTGCCTGAACTGGGTGCTGGAGTGGTTGTTCCGATCAGGCCGATGACGGCAAAGGAATGGACAACTTTTCAGGCTGATCAGATCGGCAAGAATGGAAAGCCAAATGCAAATGCAAAGATTGTCCGAGAACGGATGGTCATTAAATGTTGCATCAATGACGATGGCTCTCCGATCTTTACGCAGGCAGACATCGAGACGCTTGGATCATGTCGTGCCGGTGTGATCGAACGAATCGTTGATTCCATTCTGAAGCACAGCGGACTGGCAACAACAGACGTGGAAGCCATCGCAAAAAACTCAGAGGAGACGTAGCACGGATCACCGCGTTACGTCTGGCTGAGCATGTGGCAAAGACGACTGATGTTGATGGGATGCTGGATTCGATGAGTCCGACGCAGTTTCTGGAATGGTGCGCAAAGGATCTCATCGAACCGATTGGACATTCAGGAACGCATGAACTGCTGGCTCAGCTGGCATCCATGCTGGCTGGATTCCTCGGGATGAAAGAGGTCACACCGTGGACGTTTCTGCATTGGAAACAGAAACCAGATGAAAAGCCTGTTGAACATGAAGTGGCCGCACAATTCCTTGGAATGTTTGGTGCAAAGAAGGCATAGACATGGCAGTAATCGGCAATCTGGTTGTTAACCTCGCAGCAAACACATCAAATTTCATAAAAGGCATGGGACAGGCATCTGCTGTCACTCAAGCCTTTTCTGGAGTTGCTGCTAAGGTGTTTGTCGGTGCAGCAACCTCGGCGGCTGTTGGGTTGGCAACGATGGCTGCTCAGGCAGAAGCCGTTGCAACTCAGTTTGAGGTAATGCTGGGAAGTGGCGAAATGGCTGCTTCCATGTTGGCAACAATCGATGAACTGGGAGCAAAATCACCATTCGGGGCAGCCAACTTTCAGGAGGCTGCAAAGACGATGCTCCAGTTTGGCGTTGCTACTGATCAGATCCTGCCAGCCATGACAGCGTTGGGAGATGTTGCTGCTGGTGATGCAAACAAGTTGTCATCGCTGGCATTGGTGTTTTCGCAGATGTCAGCGACAGGACGCTTGATGGGTCAGGATCTGCTTCAGTTTATCAATGCTGGATTCAATCCATTGCAGGAGATCAGCAAAGCCACTGGGGAAACAATGGCTGAGCTGAAAAAACGGATGGAAGATGGAGGCGTCTCTGCTCTGGAAGTTTCTGCGGCATTAAAAGCAGCAACCAGCGAGGGCGGTCGGTTTTACGGCATGACAGAACGCATCAACAAGACTGTCGCTGGAACGTGGATGCAGATTCAGGATGAGATCACGATGCTGGGTCGTGAGATGGGACGGCTGTTGCTGCCAATGGCACAACAAGTCCTCAGCATCATCTCTGCCACTGTCTCTGTATTCAGAGACTATGGGAAACAAATTTTGATTGTCGGAACTGCCGTTACAGTCTTTGTCGCTGCTATGGTTGCTCTGACGACTGCAACGATGGCTTACAGTAAAGCCAAAGCCGTTGCGCTAGCTATGACTGGTCCAAAAGGATGGGCGATTCTCGCAGGTGCCGCTGTCGTTGCTGGAGTTGCTGTTGCTGGACTCACTTATTCGATGCGTGGCGTCAATAATGAACTCAAAGCAGCACAAATGCCGATTGGCAAACTGAAAGGCGAATTTGCTGGCGTTGGAGATTCTGCAAAACAATCCACCAAAGATATTACTCAATTTCAAAGCCGAATGGAAAAACTCACAGATATAGTTTCTGGCATGGTTCCAGAGACGCAAAAGGTAATCGGCAAAGTAAAAGAGTTTGAATCTTTATTAGCAGAAAGCGGTGAGTATGGAGTTGTCACAGCATTGCATCCACTGGTGAAGCAATTCACTGAGCAGGAATCTGGTTTCACTGACATGATGTCATCCATGACTGATGAACTGGCAATCCTGCGAGGGGAAGCAACAGAGACTGGATTGAAACTCCAAAAGATGCTGGAGATGGGAGTCGATCCAAAAAGAATCGAAGAATATAAAAGTATGTTTGCACAACTCGAACAGGAGAAAGCAACGCAGGCTGGTAAGGAATTCTTTGAGAACAAAAAAGCCGAAATGCAATCAATGGCAGATTCCATCCTGGAATCTTTAAGGACACCTGAAGAAATCCTGCGTGAGAAACAATTGCAATTTGAAGAACTGGTTCAAGGCGGATTTCTGACACAGGTTCAGGCAGATGCAGCCATGAAGAAAGCCAAAGAGGACTTGGGAATCGGGACAGAAGATAAAAAATCATCAATGACGAAATTCGCTGGAGCAATGCAGCAAGGCTCTGCTGAAGCCTATTCAGCCATCGTTCAGGCCATGACACGCCAGTCTGATCCAACTGTAAAAGAGCTTAAGAAGCAGACAAAAGACACAGTGGCAGCAATCAAGGATCTCGGGAAGAAATTCAAAGAAGGCATTGCAGGCCCAGTCGTTCAGGACTTCGGATTTGGAGGTGCTGCATAATGACAGTCATCAGCGTTGAAGAAACTCCAAACAGGTCTGCACGCAATGACGGAAAATTCCGTTCTTACACTCGTGAGTTTCTGGTCAAAACCAACAGCCGAAGTGATGGACCATACACCGCTGGAAGTGCTGCCGGTCTGCCTCTGATTGGCAGTACGCATCCAGAGGACTTTGCCGCATGGTGCAGATCAATTGATGTCAGTCCTGCTGCTGGAGGATCTGCACAGGCATGGCTGGTCACATTCAATTACAGCAGCGAATGGGAGATGAATGAAAATCCATTGTTTGAGCCAGCAAAGATCAGCTGGTCATTCGAGCAATTCCAGCGACCTGCAATTATCGATCTGAATGGATATGCTGTTCTCAATAGTGCTGGTGATCCATTCGATCCTCCAGCCATGCGTGACAACAGCAGGCCGATTGTCAGCGTGACAAAGAATCTTGCCACTGTGCCGACGTGGTTGCTGAATTATCAGGACACCGTCAACAGTCTTCCATTCACTTTGGATGGACTGCTGATCGCAACAGGCAAAGCGAAGATGAACTCCATCAGCGTCAGTCAGGCTCAGTCAGTCAATGGCGTTGCATTCAGAACCGTGCAGATGGACATCCATTTGCAGAGAGACGGCTGGGTAATGAAACTGCTGGATGCTGGTTACCGTATCAAAGACGGCACAACTCGGATCACAATTACTTGTGATGGCGATGGCACCGAACCTTCTTCTCCAGTTCCTTTGGATGGGTCTGGAGATGTCCTGGCGAATCCGTCAACATCGAATGCCGTCTTCGGTTCCTTCTCAGTTTATTACACTGCAGATTTCAACGATTTGCCTCTAGCATAGGTGAACAAATATGGCAGGCACGAATTACGTCCAGTTGAGCATCAGAAACAGCAATGGTCTCGCAACTCATACTTACGATTATCCTCAGAAACAATTGACGCAGACGAATCAAGGCGTCTTTGACAGAATCATTAACGTCACAACAACAGAGGCAACGGTGGCGTTCACTGGCATTACCACGCCAGGTCTGGTCGTGCTGCAGAATCTGAACACCAGCACGACAACGACTGATTT